TGGAACTGCTACCTACGCCTTCAACGCTACTTTTACTGATTTATTAGAGGTAGTTCTTAGAAGAGATGGTACTGATTTTGATTTAAATAGAATATCCAGAGGCGAATATTTAAGTATACCAAATAAAACAACACAAGGCAGACCTAGTCAGTATTATTATAACAGGCAAACAATACCTGAAATAAACTTGTGGGCTACACCAGATAGTTCTTCTGATATTTTGGTCTATTATTACATTCAAAGAATTGAAGATGCAGACGCATTAGTTAACACTACTGACGCACCTTTTAGATTTCTGCCTTGTATAGTAGCTGGGCTTGCTTACTATTTAGCAATGAAAAAGGCTCCAGATAGAATACAACTTTTAAAAGCTGTTTATGAGGAAGAGTTTCAAAGAGCAGCCGATGAGGATGAAGATAGAGTTCCTTTAAAACTACAACCAAGTTTTGAATATCTCAGAGTAACGTAATGGGTAGATACGCATCTGGTAGAAATGCTTATGGAACTTCAGATAGATCTGGGTTTAGGTATCGGCTGGCAGAGATGCGAACTGAATGGAATGGGCTAAAGGTTGGTCCAGACGAGTATGAACCGAAGCATCCTCAACTAGAACCTGCTAACGTAGGCTCAGATCCTCAAGCACTCCGTAACCCAAGACCAGACCAATATGTAGATCTAATTACTCGAGTAATTGTTAGAACAAATGTTGGCGATGGTTTTATAGGAGGGGTACTGTCTAAATTAGATGCTCTTACTTTGAGTGTTGGAACCGTGGAAGTAACAACTGCTGCCACCTCGGCATCGACTTTCGATTCTACAAGTGTTACACTTGATTCAGCTACCAAAACTTTTGACGAGGGTTAAATGGCAAAGCAAACTGTAGGAATTGGTTCTAGTGCAAATGACGGTACAGGTGACACACTCCGTGCTGGTGCTGATAAGATAAATGATAATTTTACAGAGATATATAATGCATTAGGAAACAGTTCTAGTGTTCTGACAGATATCATAGATGCAAATGGTCTTTTTGACGTTAGCTCTGGTGCTAACAAAATTGTTTTCTATTATGCAAATCTAAGCGACCTACCTAGTGCTTCGACATATCATGGGGCAATAGCTCATGTTCATGCAACAGGGGGTTTATACTTTGCTCATGGTGGTGCTTGGCTTAGACTAAACGATGAGACAACAGGACCTGTCACTAAGTATGTAGCTGGAACAAATGGATCAAGCGCATATACTTTTACAGGGCCAGGAGCCACTTCTGGTGATAACCCTAACTTTACATTTTACAAAGGGCATACTTATCTTATAGATAACACGGCAAATGTAAGTAGTCATCCTTTACAAATAAGAACATCAAATGGTGGCTCTGCATTTACTACAGGTGTAACAGAAAACTTTAACTCTACCACGGGGTTAACACAATTTATTGTACCACATGAACCAAGCGATACTTCGTTAGTGTACCAATGCACTAATCACAGTAGTATGGTTGGAAATATAACGATAGTTTAGTACCATGAGTTATACTTACACAACATTAAAACAAGCAATTCAAGACTGGACAGAGAATGATGAAACTACTTTTGTCAATAATCTTGATGTCTTTATAAAAAACACTGAAGAAAAAATACTTAGGGGCATTAACTTAGATCTATTTAGAAAAAATGCATCTGGGTCAATGACATCTGGCAATCAGTTTTTAGCAGTGCCAACAGATTATCTTGCACCTTTTTCTTTGTCCGTTACAAACAGCAGTAACAAAGAGTTCTTACTTTTTAAGGATGTAAACTTTATTCAAGAATACAATCCTAATCCATCGACTACAGGCACTCCCAAATATTATGCTCTTTTCGATGTTACAAACTTTATTATAAGTCCCACACCGGATGCAAACTATTCAAGTGAACTTCATTATTACTACAGGCCTACTTCGATAACAGCTACGGGAGATGGAACTTCCTGGTTGGGTACAAACGCATCCAACGCAATGTTGTATGGAGCGTTAACTGAGGCATACATTTTTATGAAAGGTGAGGCAGATGTACTTCAATCATACCAAGCTAAATTTAATGAGGCGTTACTTTTATTGAAGAATTATGGCGACTTTACAGAGAACACTGATTATTATAGACAGAGCGTAAGAAGTGGTCAGCGAAGTTAAGGGGTTTTTATGTTTCAAGCAGAGATGAATGTTCCTGACGTAAATGTGTTTACGTCAAATGATGGGGGTCATACTAATGAGCAGTTAGTTGAACTTGCCTTGGATAAGCTACTTTATATATCTGATGATGCTCATCCAGCGATTAGAGAGCAAGCTAAAGCATTTAAGGAAAGAATAGCCATAGTTATGCTTCAGTATATTACATTGGCAAGAAGTGAAGAACGTGCTACTATCGTGCATATGCTAGATAAAAACGGTCATAATGATTTAGCAAAAATAATAAGGAGCTTATAATGGCAATTACTCAAGCTATGTGTACTTCTTTTAAAAAAGAATGTTTATTAGGTGTACATAGATTTGGAACAAATTCAGCGGATACGTTTAAACTGGCGTTGTATACATCTTCTGCTTCTCTTGGGGCAGGCACTACTGCATTTACTACTTCCAATCAGGTAAGTGCTAGTGGTACTTATTCTAGTGGAGGAGGTAGTTTAACGGGGGTTGCACCTACAACTTCTAGTACAACAGCGTTTACAGATTTTGATAACCTTAGTTTTACGAGTGCAACGATTACAGCAAGAGGAGCAATGATTTACAATTCTACTCCTAGTGCTAACGATGAGTCTGGAAGTTCGCTGACTAATCCTTCGTGTGTAATTTTAGACTTTAGTTCAGATAAAACATCTACATCTGGTACGTTTACAATTCAGTTTCCTACCGCTGACGCATCTAACGCAATCATCCGTATTGCTTAATAGGTGGTACTATGGCTCTTGTTTTAGGAGATCGTGTAAAAGAAACCACGACTACGACAGGAACAGGAACCTATAGTCTTGGCGGTGCTGAGAATAACTTTCAAGCGTTTTCTGTTATAGGCAACGGAAACACAACTTACTATTGTTGCCAAGACAGTTCCAACTTTGAAGTTGGAATAGGAACCTACACCGCTTCTGGCACCACATTAGCCCGAACTACTATATTACAGTCTAGTAATTCAGATAATGCTGTAAGTTGGAGTTCTGGTACAAAAACCATTTTTTGTGTATATCCGGCTGAAAAAGCCGTCTTTTTAGATGCAAGTAATAATCTAAACGCATTATCATCTGGTGCTGTAATTATGACCACATTAAATTCAGACACTCCTTCAACTACGACTTCAAGTGGTGACGCTGATTTTATTTTAATAGACGATGGTGGTACGATGAAAAAGATAACACCGTCAAATTTAGGCATTGGAGATGGTGCGTCTAAAGGTTTTGCTACCGCTATGGCGATAGCCTTGTAGGAGTAAAATATGGCACAGGACTTTGAAAGAAACATAGCAAGAAACATAGGGACTTCCGCAAGTACCTTGAGAACGGCTAACTCAGATGATGCAATCGTTGGTATAAACATTTCTAATGTTCATACATCACAAATATTGGTTGATGTATATGTGACTGCAAGTTCTGCCGATTATTATATTGTTAAAAATGCTCCCATACCAACAGGTTCTTCCCTTCAAGTTTTAGACGGAGGGGCTAAGATTGTTTTACAATCGGGAGATGCTCTGAAAATCGTGAGCAATACAGCAAGTAGTTGTGATGCTTGGGTTTCAGTAGTTGATGCAATTAGTACATAGGAAAGATCATGACTAACATTATAACATATTCTCAGCGTTACGATTCAGTTGGTGACACACTTATTACACAAAATATTGAGATAGTTGAACTTACCGTTACTACTACTTCTGGTTCTCCTAGATTAACTTTTACAAGCGGAGATGGTGGGTTTACTATTTTAGATATTGATTTTGTGCCAGAAAACGAGTTTCGTATTTATGTTCCTGCTCCAGG